CGCCCGACACCTCAGCCGCGATCGGCGTCGACGGGGCCACAACCGGGATGCCCGCCATGTACAGCACCTGGCTGACCTGGAACGCGACATTCACGTTGGAGAACGGCTGGCCGGTCGTCGGGTCAATGAAGGACCCGGTTATCTCCGTTGTCGAAAGGGTCATCAGAACTGCCTCCCTGGCAGCGCCAGCCCGTTGTGCGAGTTGTTGAGCGAGAACCGGAGGATGGCCTCCTGCACCTCGGCCTGCAGGTACTGCTGGAACTCCGGCGAGCTGTACATGCCGCCCGCCCCGGCCTGCACCTGCACCGGGACGCTCACGTGAACCACCGGTGACACCCCGCCGGCGGCCGCCGCCACGGCGCCGCCCGTGGCCATCCCGGCGCCGAGGTCATGCACGGCCGCCTGGAGCTGCGGGCGCGCCGACCTGATGCCGTTGATGATGCCCTGCACGTAGTTCACGCCGTGCTCGAACATCACCCGCGACGGGGAGAGGATCTTCAGCGGGTCGGTGAAGTACGACTCCACGTCATGAGCCAGGCTGGACACCTCGGACAGCACCGCGCCCGCCGCCGACTCGATGCCGTGCAGCAACCCGTCGACGGCATTGACCCCGGCGTTCTCCATCTCGCCCGGCAGCTGCTCCAGGATGCGGAGGATGTCGCCAGGGACCTGGCCGACGACGTGCAGCACGTCGTCGGTGCCGGACGCGACCTCGTGGCGCATGCCGTCCCAGGCGGACGCCGCGTCGTGCAGCATCCCGTCCCAGCCGGACGCGACGTCGTGGCGGCCGCCGGCGGCGGCGCTGGCCATCTCATGGCGGATGGAATCGAACGCGCTTTCGATTTCGTGCTCTAGCCAGTCCGTCGCTGACGCCGTCTCGTGGCGGATGTCATCCCACGCCTTCTCGGCGTCCTTCGGCACGGCATCCGCCCACGAGGCGATGTCGTGTCGTGACCCGTCGAGAATGGACGCGACGTCATGGCGCATGCGGTCGGCATCGGAGGTCACCTGGCGCCAGTGCGTCCTCAGCTCGTAGACCGCCGTGTTCACCGGGTCAACGAGGTAGGCGACGATGATCCGCCAGTGATCGCCTATCCACGACAGCGCGCTGGCGGCGTCGCCGCGCACGTCGTCGAACACGTGGGCGATATCGTGGCCGCCCTCAGCGAAGTCATGCCGCACGGTGTCAAAGGTGTTCGCGATGTCATGACCAGCCTCGGCCACATTGTGGCGCACGTCGTCGAAGTCGCGGGCCACCCCGTGCCCGAACTCCGCGACATCGTGACGGGCGGTGTCGAACGTCTCAGCGACCCCGTGCCCGAACGCGGCAACCTCGTGGCGCACGTTATCGAAGATGTGCGCCCCGTTGTGGAGGCCCTCGGTGAGGAGGTCCCACGCGTCCATCCCCTCCAGCATCAGCCCCTGCAGAAGCTGCAGCGTAAACCCCAGCAGCCGGAACGCGATGTTGATGCTGTTGATGACGTCTTTCTTGCTGAACATCTCCATGAGGCTCATGAGCCGCTCGGCGAGGCCCTTGACCCCGGAGCCGATGGCCGTGATCGACGGCCCCGACAGCGACTCCAGGAAGCCCATGAAGTAGCGGAACTCGCCGCCGGAGACGAACTTGGCCAGGCCGCTGACTACCTGCCCGATCGCGGGCGCGGCCGCCTGGGCGAACTGGCCGACGTAGGGCAGCAGCTGGGCGGCGATGCCGATCCCGTCGTTCAGGATCTTCAGCGCGGGCCCCTGGAACGACTGCGACATCTTGTCGTACTCGGACTTCAGGTGCTGGATGTCCTCGACGGCGTCGCGGATCGGCCTCGGCAGCTTGGCCAGCTGGGACGCGTTGTCGCCGATCGCCCCGGCGACCGTCTTGAACGTCGGGTAGGCCAGCGCCGCGAACGCGCCGATGCCGAGGGTCGCCGCGGACAGGCCGGTGACGAGCGCGCCGACCTCGGGGCCGATGATCATCCCGGCCGCCTCGACGGCCGCGAGCAGCCCGATGACCGCCTGGGGCGAGCCGATGCCCGGCGTGAACTCCGCCAGGCCAAGGCCTCCCTCACCCCCGCCGCTGCCGCTGCCGCTGCCGCCGCTGAAGAGCCGGGACAGCAGCCCCTTCTTCTGGTAGTCCCCTAGCTCCCGCTGCGCCCACGCCGCCTCCAGCGTCTGGTCCCGAAGGTGCTTCATCGCCGCGGCCTGCAGCTCGGTCGCCGTGATGACCTCGCCGGCGGAGTCCCGGAACTTGCCCTCCTCGTCGCGGGTGATCTTCAGCGCCGCCGCCGCCTCAGCCAGCTTGTCCCGCAGCCCGCCGACAGCCTCCTTGGCGCCATCCGTCCCGGCGGCCATCTCGCCGGCCGCCGCCCCGGCCTCAGCCAGGCCGTCCCGCATGCCGGCGGCCGCCTCCTTGGCCGCCTCGCAGCCGCCGGCGAACTCCACCGCCTCGTCGCGGGCCCGCTCCACGTTGCTGACGTAGTCCTCGACGTCGGCCAGGAACTCCTGCGTGACAGGATCCAGCTCATCCGCCATCGAGTGCCTCCCTGATGACCCGGGCCACGGCCGCCCTCGCGGCGTCGCGGCACCGCTGCCGGGTCGGGTCACTCATGACCATGTACGGGCGGGCGGGCAGGCGGACGTGCCTGGCGTATACCCACTTGCTGGTGCGCCTCTTGCCCGGGAGCAGCGGCCCGGCCACCTTGACCTTCCACCGCAGCGCCTTGGCCCTGACGGGGTAGATGTCGCCGCCCTTCTGCTGGATCCGCGCGTAGACGGTGTGCGGGGCGACCGACGACATGGCGCGGCCGGCGCTGACGAGCCTCGCGGCCTCTGCCCGGACCGACCGGGCGAGGGTGCCGCTCCTGCGTGCCGGCGGCGTACCCGCGGGCGACGGCGACGGGCCGCGCATCGACTTCACCACGTCACGCTGGTAGGACTGGGCCATGGCGTCAGCCGCGCCGAGCGCAGCACGGTCCTTCACGTCGGCGGCGAGGCGGCGCAGCATCCCGGGCAGCTCAGCGGGCGTCATCCCTTCATCGCCTCCTCTCTCGCCTTGTCGATCGCCATCTGCACCGGCATCAGCCACGTGTAGACCTCTAGCGGCAGCTCATCCCGCCCCGCGTGCGCTGTCGGCGTGATCCCGAAGCGGATGATGTGCAGGATGTCCTCATACGCCTCTGCGCTCAGCCCCTCGGGGAGCCGCTTGCCCTTGCCGGCGACGAGCCATTTGAGGCGGATGTAGTCGAGCCTTTTGGGTCGGGCCGGCGGGCGAGCTTGGCGGCGTACGGCGCGAGGACCTGCTCGATCTCCTCGTAGTCGTCCAGCGGCAGCTCCCCGAGTGACTCCGCGCCGGCGATGACGTCGCCGTCGACCTCGGGCACCGGCAGGTCGTAGGACCAGGCGTCGATCAGGACTGCCCACAGGGCATCCTGCTTGGCCGCGAGCCATGCGGAGATGTCCATGCCGGACAGCATCTCGCGGACGTTCACGTCGCCCTCGTCGCCGATGGCGGCGGCGTTGAGGGTGCGCTTCCCGGCGCGGTCCAGGGCGCGCCTGTGCTTGCCCTTCAGCTCGCTGATGGCGACGTGCTCGATCCACGCGCCGGACTTCAGCGTCGTCCTCATGATGGGCTCCTAGTAGGTCGGGACGGCGTTGATGATCGTGACCTTGACGGCACCCTTGCCACCGGACGCCCCGGTCGTGGTGATGCCGCTGCTTGACGTGGCGGTGTGGTAGGCCTTGAACCCGACGTCGTAGCCGAACAGCTCCGACCCGTCGTTGATGTCGGCGGTCTTGTAGCCCGCGAGCAGGATGTCTACCTGCACGCTGACGAGCGATGAGCCGGTCAGGCCGTTGGACGTGATGAACTGGGTCTGCGGCTGCGTGTTGCCGATCATTGCCAGCCGCGCGCTGTCGTCGATGCTGGGCGCGAAGGTGAGCTTGCCGGTGCTGCCCTGCTTGCCGCGGGCGATGATGAACGGCTGCGGCGACCCTTGCTCGGTGTTGTACGGCTTGACCGCGCGGGTGAGGGTGACGGCGTGCTCGGCGATGTTCTTCACCTGGGTGCCGCCGGACGCCGGGCCGCCGATGCCGGTGACGGTCCGCCACGACGGGGACGGCACCACGCTGGACACGCTGGTGGTGCCGATCGCGGACCCGGCGGGCACGCCCGCGGCGCACGCGACCTTGCCTGTCCAGTCGAGCAATTTCTCGGCGTTGCCGGTGATGGTGACCTCGGACATGCACGCGTAGGCGTACTGGATGGCGCCGTTGGAGGCGATGCCCTGCCGGTCGGTGACGCACCAGGTCGGGCCCTGCGCGGGCCCGTTCGCCGCGCCGACGGAGCCGTTGAGCAGCGCGAACACGTGCGTGTACGGGGCGGTGGTATTGGTGAACGGCATCGCGGTCAGGTGGGCGAACCTGGTCGCGGTGATGGGGATGCTCGTGGCGCTCCCGGTCGCGGTGACCATGACGACCTCATTCGCGGCCGGGGTGCCGGCGTCCTGCAGCCACAGGTACATGCCGGCGGTGAAGCTGGTGCCGCCGGACGCGACGGGCAGCGCGGTCGCGCCCACGGCCAGCGCCGCGTTCGTCGTCGATGCCGGGCTGGCCGCCGTGCCGCTGACGGTGTAGTCGCCCAGCAGGTTGTACAGGGCCTCGGGCAGCCCGTGGTCGCCTACGACGTGGCCGCCCATGTCGAATCCGGCGATCAGCGGCCCCTGGTAGAGGCCGTAGGCGTCGCCCATGCTGCCCTGGAACGACTCGTCCTCGATCCACGTCGGCTTGTCGCTGGGCTTGAACGAGGTGAGCGGGACGGGAACGCCGGCAGAGGCGGGGATCGTCCCGGGGACGGCCTCCTTGGCGAGGTAGACCTCTCTCTCGGCGACAACGCCGAACGTGGCTGGCGGTGCCATCACATCCCCTTCGGGTCAGCAGCCGGCGCGGCGGCTGGCGTGGTCACGGGTGGCGCTGCTGCCGCTGGCCTTGGCGGGTCAGGAAGGCGGCGCCACGGCCCCCAGTCCGGCTCAGCGTCGAACTCCCGGACGTCGCCCGGGTGCACCAGCTCGCCATCACGCTCGGCTGGCCCGGGTCCCTCGTACGCGTACCTGGCCACTAGTCCTCCTATGCCACGACGATCGTCAGGGCGTCGAACTGATATTCCATGCCGCCTTCGCCGCGGCCCCGGTCGCCCTCAACCGACCACTCCGGGAGGCCGTGCGTGATGCCGCTGCGGCTCTCGCCTGCCTGCTGGATAAGGCGGCCACCGGCGAGCTGCCCGTAGATGCCGCCGGTCGTGCCGAGCGTCCGGTCCGCGTAGACCAGGTCGTCCATGGCGCTGACCAGGTCGTCGAACGCGGCCTCGGCCTGCTCCAGGTGCGGCAGGTAGGAGATGACGTCCAGCGCGCAGGTCACCGGGTAGGTGCGCCCACGGAAGCCGCTGGCCTTGCCGCCGTAGGAGTCGCGGGCGTTGCGGACCGGGCCGATCGAGACGGTCAGGACCGTGCCCCAGCCGGTGCCGTCCGGCTCGCCGGCCGTGTAAAAGCTGTCGGGGGCGCCCTTCTTGATCTTGTAGGGGAACGCCGTCCCCAGGCCCAGCGCCGACAGCGGGCCGCCCTGGTAGTAGACGCCCGCGTCCGTCGCCTGCAGGGTGCCGCCGAAGTAGGCGGCTACCGCGCGGCGCACTAGCTGCCGGTCGCCAGCCATCACGGCCTCATCGTCGGCCTGAAGGACCGCAGCCAGCCGCTCGCGTCGTTGACGAGGCCAGCCGCCTGCCCGCCACGCCCGTCGCTCGTGGTCCGCGCGGCCGGGCCGAACGGCGACGCGGGCTCATCGGCGCTGACGTCCTCCCGCATCAGCAGCGCCACCCCGTAGGCGATCACTGCCTGCAGCGCACGCCGCGGGAACCCGGTGACGCCGACTCCCTCAGCGTGCCCGTGCTGGGCGGCGGCGGCGAGCGGGATAGTCGTCTGGGCGGGCGGGACGGCTGGGATCATCGGGACATAAGTCGAGGCCACGGTGAATGCCTCGGACTGCCCCGGGTCGTAGACCCGCAGCACGTCACCGGGCAGGATGCTGGTCGGGTCATCGACCACGACCGACATCGCATCTGCGGTGACCGGCTCAGCGAGCAGCGCGAACGGGAACCCGGCCGCATACGACCACGTCACCCAGATGCGCTGCGGCGCGATCGCACGCGACCCGAACTGCAGCGCAGGCCCGCTGAACGTCGCCGCGCCGCCACCGGGCTGCCAGGACACCCTGCGGTTGTCGTCCACCCGCATGCTGGCGTCGGGCAGCGACACGGCCATCATCGACGACGGGTCGCCGCCCCACGACATGGAGGTGATCTGGCGGAGCGGGACGTGCCTCGGCCGCACGTAGGCACGGCCGCCCGTCTTGACGTACCCGTCGACATTCTCGCCCTGCACGTAGTGGCCGTGCAGCGGCATGCCCTCAAGCTCCCCGGCAGCCCAGTCCGACGCGGCGAGCAGCACGTCGGCCAGGTCGTCATCCTCCAGCGCCTTCGCGCCGCCGGGGATGAGGTTGTCCAGGTCCAGCCACGTCGGGTACGCCCTGAACATCGCCGGGGTGACATACGCCCGGGAGACGACGCCGGAGGGAGGCGGCACGAGCACCGGCACCTCGGTCACGTCATCACCTCCGATCTGGTCACGCCACGCGCGGTCACTCGCGGTGGCAGTCCGTGCCGCCGCACCCGCAGCCGCGGCCCTGGCAGCGCGAGCAGCTGGCCAGGAACGGCCTGAACCCGCAGCAGCCGCACAGGTAGCCGATGCCGCGGCGCGTCGTCCCCGCCTCGGAGACGATCGCGCCGCCCATCTTCACGACCATCGCCGCGTCGGCCGGGTGAACGTCGAACACGCCGCCGCGTACGTTGCCCTCAAAGGCGCGCGCACCGCGGGCGTAGTAGCGGGTGCCAGTCAGCGGGGAGTCCAGCTGGTGGCAGCCGTCGGCGACGATGACCCTCGTCATGTGACCGTCTTCGTCTCGGACTGCGAGCCGATGCACTGCCCGGACTCGACCAGGATCGGCTTCCCCGCGGCCGTGGTGGTCTTCACCTGCACCACGGCCGTGTACCCGCGGGCCCCCCTCACGCGATCAGCCCCGAGATGGCGCCCGACCACGCCGGCGCGTAGTGCACCAGGCTGCCGAGCTGGTAGGTCGAGGCGTCGTTCGTGAACTGGATCGCCGGCCACATCTGCAGCAGGTAGTCCTGCACGTTCTTCGCGACGACCGTGCTGGTCACCTCGGAGTCGGGGATCGGCAGGGTCTTCGTCCAGATGTAGGAGTTCCCGACGACCATGTACGGGTGGACGTCGAAGTCGACCATGTCGCCGGTCACCTGGTTGGCGATGCCGTTGACGATCGCGCCGACCTGCATGCCGCCGGTCGCGTCGGACGGCTGCAGCTGGATGCGGTAGGCGGTCGACCCGCCGTTCGAGCTGCGGACGAACGTGCCCATGGCGGCGCGGATCGTGCCGTCGACGTAGACGACCTGCGGGCGGGCCAGCAGCTTCTGCCCGTAGGCGGTGCCCCCGGTCCATACCCACGACGGGGCGCCGGAGGACATGCCGTAGTTGCCGGGGTTCGTCGCCGCCCCGTACAGGGCCGCGAACGCGTTCTGCCAGGGCGTGTCGCCGCAGGCCGTCACCGTGCCGGAGCCGGGCGTGAACGCGCCGGACACCGAGTTCTTCACCGACGCGCCCGCGGCCGCCGCCGTGTAGTAGGCGGTGTAGCCGGACAGCGACGGGTTCAGGCCGACGGTCATCAGCCCGTCGTAGCCGTTCGGGTTCGCCGTGGAGTCCTGCGTGCTGTTGTAGGCCAGCGTCGGCCCGGAGCTGTTGTAGGAGGTCAGGACGAACTGGTACTGCCCGTTCGGAACGCTGGCCTGGTAGAAGAAGTTCCCGGTGGCCGCGTTCAGCATCCACACGTTCCAGCCCATCCCGCCGCTGGGCATGGCCGGGAAGGTGATGGTGACAGTGCCGGTGCCGGTGATCGCCGTGCCCGAGGTGACCACGCCGGACGGGGCGGACTCGCCGCCGCCCGCGATCGCGGTCAGGACCACGCTGTAGGTGCCCGCGGGGATCGTGCCGCCCGTCGACGCGGAGGCGACGTTGGACGCGCCGGTGAACGTGGGGGCGGAGACGGGGCCGGTGTAGCCGAGCGCGGTCACGCCCCGCCCGTACAGCATCGCCCGCTCCTCGCCGCCCTTGTGGGCCCACAGCAGCGCGGTGGCGGACAGCTGCCTCACGTCCTGGTAGCCCTGGCCGATGTAGTACGCCTTCGTCGAGACGACGTCGGACAGGGACAGCTCCACGTAGGAGACCTGGTGGGCGTCAGCCGAGTAGGAGATCTTCTGGCCGCGCCGCAGGCCCAGCCCGCCGGACGCGACCCCGCCCGTGGTGTTGGAGTACCCGCCGAACTGGGGCAGGTTCGCCGTGGACTGGGCGCTGGGGAACTCTGACGCCATGAACGGCATCAGGTCCGGCATCCCGCCGACCCCGGAGTTGGACCAGCCGAGGATCCGCTTGTAGTTCAGCGCCGAGCCGATGCCGTCGTTCTCCCGCGGCATCGCGTTCACCAGCGGAGTCTCCCTGGGTACCAGCAGCTTAGCCGGGCCCTCCAGGTCGATCGGGGCGAGCTGGTTGGGGATCGTGATGTTCCCGGTCTCAGGGAACGAGCTGTCCCAGTCCTTGGACAGGCGCTCGCGCATCTGGTCGAGCTGCCCCTGCATCGCCGTCAGCTGCTCGGCCGACGCCGACTTGGCCAGGGCGTCGAGCGTGCCGAGGTCGGCGTCACGCTGCTCGCGCCAGCCCTTCGGCGGGCGGGCGCCCTTCATGATGGGGCCGTTGCCGGGCCAGTAGTCGCGGCCCTCGTCGTGGCGGCCGATGGACTTGTCGAGCTCGCCGAGGTACTCCTCGAACGCCTTGGCCAGCTGGGAGCTGCCCTGGTGCTCGGGCGCCCAGGAGATGCCCTGGCGGCTGCCGCCGAATAGGTCTTGCTTGGTAGGCACGGGTCGCTCCGCAAAGGTCGTGGGTTGCCCGTGCCGGGGCAGGTCAGCTCTTGGTGGCCTGCTCTTCCAGCTCGCGGGCGTAGGCGAGATATCCCTCACGGTCGCTGGGCGCAGTGGCGTCTGCCGCCTTCTGCCTCATCAGCGCCGCCTTGGCGGCCACGTCATCGTTCACCACGCCTCCAGGTGCCTTCACCTGGACGTTGCGGGACAAGACCGGGCCGCCGGGGACCGGTGTCGCCTTCACCTTCGCCAGCGTCGCCTCAAGCTCCGTGCGGAGCTTCTCCAGTGGCGCGGTGGCCTTTGCGATAGCGTCCGCGACGGCCTTCGCGATCTGGCCGTCGTTTCCCTGCACCACAGTATCCACGTTCGTCCCTTCAGGTGCAATCACGCTCTTGGACGTGCCCTCGCCGAACTTCTTCTGCGCCGCCTCGACCTTCGCCTTGGCCTGGTCGCCGAACTTGGCGCCCTGGGCGATACGGGCGGCGGCGTTGTCGGCGTGGGCCTTGTCATGGATCGCGAAGTGCCGCTTGGACCGGGGGGTGGTCTTGCCCTCGCTGTCCTTGCTGCCGCCTGGCTCGATGTAGGCGAACGCGCTGTCGGGCAGGTCGTTCAGGTCCTTGGTCGACAGGTCAGCCTTGGCGACCCCGGGAGGCAGCAGCCGCGCTTCCGGATTGGCCTTCAGGAACGCGTCGAGCCATTCCTCAACCTGTTCCGTCGTCCAGTTCCTGGCGCCCTCCGCGCCGAGCTGCGCCTTGGCCGCCGACTGCATGAGCGCCGTCGCCGGCATCACCGACCCGTCGCCAACCGCCTGCTCACCCGTCCGCCAGCACCAGACCGACTGAGCCGCATAGGCCAGCTGGAGGATGTCGTCGATCTCGCCTGCCTGCCCGGCCTTCAGCTCCTGCGCCTCAGCGATGATCAGGTCCGCGATCTGCCCGATGACCTCGGTGCCGCCCTTGATGTCGGGCTGCTCGTCGACCTGCCCGTCAGCGCCGACGGCCTTGGTGATGATGCTGCGCACCAGCGCCTTGGCGGTGAGTTGCCTGGCCTTGGCGGGGGTGACCTTGCCGGTGGCGCCGCAGTCCGGGCAGTCGGTGGAGTTGCCCCGCATCTTGCCGTCGCCCTTGCACGTCGGGCAGTCCACCTGGTCATCGGCGGCCTTCGACGCGTCGCCCTCGGGCAGGTCAGCGCCGCAGTTCTCGCAGTTGCCGCCCTTGTGGTCCGCGTCGTGGGAGTTGCCGCACTTCGGGCAGTCCCGCTGCCCCTTCACGATCGGCGCGGTCATCTTCATCATCAGGATCGGGATGCCGTTGGCAGGCATCCCGACGCCGTCGACGCGATCGGCGTCGATCTTCTCCAGCTCGGTTATGGCGACGTCCATGCTTACTCCCTCAGTGCCGCGATCGCCTCAGCGGTCGGCTCCCTGCGCTTCGCGCTGCCCTGCATTGACACGCCGCCGATCTTGCCGGCCTTGACCAGCTCCCACGCCGGGTCATCCCACACGATGCCGGCCATCCAGTCGCCCTCTTTCACGACGTAGCCGGACTTGGTTGCCCAGTCGTCGCCTGGCCACAGGAACGACTCGACGATGGTTCCGGCGCCGTCGGTGCCGTCGGCGTGGTGGAGGCCGACGTTGCCGCCCTTGCGGAGGAAGTTCCACGCTGCCTCCCGCACCGCGCCCTTGCTGGCGAAGTCGCGGTGCCCGTCAGCGGCCACAGAGATGTCGGCCTTGTCGGCGGGATAGACGCAGACCAGCGTGTACTGCAGCTCGTCGGACGCCTTGGCGAGGACGCCGGACATCAGCTCGCCGTCCCACTCGGCTGCGCCCTTGACGGCTGGCTGGGTGCCGCTGGTGTCGATGGTGATGGTGCCGTCAGGACTCTGGGTGATCCTCATCAGATGAACTCCGTTTCTGCGACGGCCCATGCGATCGAGTCCTGCCGGTAGAACTCGCGGATCTTAGTCAGCGCCTCGCGGGCGTCCGCCGCGTACGTCTCGTCCGTGAACTCGACGCACCAGCAGGCGTTCTGCCAGGGCGAGCCCGGCTCGGAGAACCACGCGCCATGAATCGCCGTTGCCCACGCGTTGATTTGAGAGCGAACTTCCGCGACGAATTCAGACCATTCCTTCTGGCTCAGCTTGTCGTCGCTATTGCCGATGCTTATGTAGGCGATCAACGCGGGCCCTCCGTCGAGTTGGTGACGTGCTGCTTCATGTCCTCGTGGTGCCGCTGCCGCTGCCGTGCGGCCTTGACGTGGGAGATGACGATCGCCAGGATCGCCCAGATCGATGGCGCGACGGTGTTGGGCCAGAGGTCATTCCAGAAGGCGTGCAAGTGAGAAAGCATCACGCACCTGACTTATGTGGCCTAATATTTCTGACATGGCTAAACAGCGCTACGTGGTTAACCTTGGGGCGCGCTTCGAGCGTGGCCTCGTGATCGACGCCAACGCCAGGATCCCCAGCGGCACGCGCCCGCAGGGGTACCGTGCGATCCGTCTTCGCTGCGACTGCGGTAATGAGTACGTCGCGCGCCCCGACAAGCTGGTCAGCGGCCATGTGCGCTCCTGCGGCTGCCTGCAAGCAGAGCTGGCATCAGCGACCGGACTCCAGAACCACAAGCACGGCCTGTCGCGCCACCAGCTCTACGACACCTGGTGGAACATGATCGCCCGCTGCGAGGATCCGAACGACGGCCACTACCCGCGCTGGGGCGGCCGGGGTATCCGGGTCTGCCATGACTGGCACGACCTGGCCACCTTCGTTGAGTACATCGAGCGCCAGCTAGGCCCGCGCCCGGACGGGCACAGCCTCGACCGCATCGACAACGACGGGCACTATGAGCCGGGTAACGTCCGCTGGGCCACAGCCTCACAGCAGCGAGGCAACCAGCGGCGCTCATGAGGCACCCGCCAGCACGGGCAGCTCAGCGCACCGGCACCGAGGATGCAACGGCACCAGCGGCGGGCTGCCAACCGGGTGCGCGCCCAGCTTCTCCGCCGCGTCGCACTCCGCGCACACCTCGTCATCCTCAGCCGTCGAGATCTCCACCTCGCTGCGGCCAGACTCCAGGTACACCTGCCGTGCAGCGGTCGCCTGAGCCCGGGCGATCTCCGCCTGCGCCACCAGCTCAGCGTTCGCCGGGTTGTCCAGCACCGACTTCAGCCGCGCCGCCAGGTCACCCACCGAGAGGTACGGGGGCAGCGGCGCGGTACCAGGCGTCCGCCGGATCTCGTCGCTCTTCAGCGTCTCCTCGAGGACCGCCGACAGCTCCTCGAGCCTGCTGTCCGCGATGCTCCTGATCCGGATGCCCGCCTCACCGAGGAGCTGCCTCAGCCCCGGCCCGGCGACCTGCGCGGCCGCCGCGTAGTCACCCGGCGTCCAGCTCCCCCAGTCCGGGTCCATCTGGTCGACGGCGGCCAGCGCCGACCGGTTGCCGAGCATCCACGCCTCCGTCCACAGCCTCGTCAGGACGCCCTTCAGTGCGCTGCTGATCGCCTGCCCGGCGCGGGACAGGAACGCGCGCAGCTCAGGCGGGACCGCCTTGGCCGCCTGCGAGACGGACGACGGGTGCAGCGCCACCCACGCCTCAGCCAGCTTCTGCGTGTCGATGCTCCCGGCGACGGCGGCCCGCACCTGCGGCGCGTACGCGGCCACTAGCTCACGGTCCCGCTGCCAGCCGGGCCACGCCCGCTGCGCGCTTTTGGGGCCGCATCATCCGCCTTGAGCACCACGCGCGAGTCAGCCGCCAGCTCGACGGGGACATCGGCGGCGGTCAGCGCCTTGCAGGCGAACGGCCGGGCCGGCCTCGGGTGACGGCCAAGCCACTTCTTTAGCGCGGCAAGCTCGGCCGCCTTGGACGCCGCGGGCTTCCCGTCGCCGCTGTCATCCTCGTCATCATCATCGTCGTCGTCCTGCTGCTGCGGTGCGCCTGCACCAGGCGCACCCGGAGCGCCAGCCGGCGCGGCCATCGCCGGCCCGATCAGCGTCCCCGGCGGCGCCTGCGTCGACGCGCCCTCCAGGAACACGACGCCGCGTGCCGTCATCAGCATCGGCATGTCCGCCTCGGGGAAGTCGAACGGCGGCTCGCCGCGGCGGGCATTGTCCTGGTTGAGCGTCAGCCGCCCCGACTGGACCCGCGACAGCGCCACCTGGTCGGCAGCCGCCTCATCCTCGGACTCCAGGCCGAGCACCTGCACGGCAAGGACATCCGGCATCCCCAGGTGCCGGGTCAGCAGCCGCGTCGCGATCCGCCCCAGCCAGTCGGCGTCAGGCCTGCGGGTCTGCCGGTTGAGGATGTCCTCCTCACCCTCGTGGAACGACGCTCCCAGGGCGCCGGCCTCCGTGAACCCGACCTCGCTGGCGGGCAGGCCGAAGTCGCCGGCCACCAGCTTGATGAGGAACAGGTCCATGTCGGGCTTGTACCGCTCGGCCACCTCCGGCGGCAGCACCGCGTGCGTGCCCGGCGGCAGCATCGAGTACGACAGCCGCTGCGCAAAGTCGCCCCGCAGCTTGTCGTTCAGGCTCGTGGCATAGTCCTCCCACTGGCCGACATCCCAGGCGACCTGGTCCGACACCTCCAGCAGCGCCCCCGTCACGCCGTCCGTGTACTCCGACATCAGCCAGCCCATCCGCCGCATCCACAGCATCCCGTCGAGCAGCGCGATCTCCGTCGCGGACATGCCGTACGGGGTCTTGGGGCGGACGATGGTGCGCTCGTACATCAGCTGGTCGGTCGTCATCCCGCCAGGCACCATCGGCTGGCCGCCGGTGTCGGTGACGTCCGCCATGAACTCGCCGCGGGGGAACCCGTAGAGGATCTGCTGCCAGGCCGGGGCGGGCGGCAGCGGCCGGCCGCCGCGCTCGTCCAGCAGCGGCTTGACCGTGGAGCCGTCGAGCACCTCCAGGGCGAACAGCTGGCCGCCGAACGTGAACTTCGGGTACACCACGGTGGCGTCGTAGACGAGCCGGTTCTCCATCAGCTGCCGTGTCCACGCGCCCCAGTCGTAGCCGTTGCCCCTGTCTGGCTCCTGCAGCCAGTCGGTGCACCTGGCGATGTCGGCCGTGTACTGCTTGCGGAGGGCGGACTCGACGTCCTTCTCGTGCTGGCCCGACAGCGCCGCTTCCCTCGCGACGGCTTTCGGGTCGACGGAGATGACGAAGTCAAGGTCGCAGACGCTCTTGCGCCGCTCGATGCACTTCCTGAACAGCGGCATGTCTGCCGCGTCGGACAGGGTCTTCCACGGCACGAACGGCGCCGTGCTGATGTTGAGGTTCGTGCTGATGGGCAGCTCGAACAGCCGCGGCTCGGCGCGGCCGGTGCGCGGGTTCCGCTGGTTGATCGGCGCGGGCCGCAGCGGCGTGCCGGGGCCGAACGGGTCCGTGGACCACTGCGGCGGGCGGGGCAGTGGCGTGGCGAGCTGGGCGGCCTGCTGGCTGGCGGCGACGACTGCGGTCAGCTGGTCACCGGACAGGGTGACGCCACCAGGGTTCGCCGGGGGCCGCCTGGCCGGCTGGCGCCTCGCCTGGCCGCTGCCGCGGCCTGACCGCCTGGCCATCTACGCCAGCTCGAATCTTGCGAGCAGCGTGGTGCCGTCCCAGATCCTGCCGTCAGGCCACCAGATGAGGCGCTGCCCCTCGCGCAGGATCTTCCCGGATAGCTCCTTGTCCAGGCCGCCGCAGTTCACGCACACAACCGTCGCGCGGAACTCGATGATGGGCAGCAGCACGCGGTCGTGGTCGCACCCGTCCTCAAGGGCTGGCGACTCACGCCACAGCTCATCGCGGAAGGCGGTCTCGATGGCGGCGTCGATGAACGCCGTCGACGGGTCGCCGGTCTCGGTCGCGGCGCAGGCCGGTTCCATCAGTCGACCGGATCGCCGAGCAGCGCATGCAGTTCTGTGCCGTCGAACGGCCCGTCAATGTCGGGGTCGAAGCACGGCCAGCACACCGGCCCGCGAGCGCCGATGGTGAACGACTGGGACACGCCAACATCAGGCTTGCCCGGCTCAGGCTCGGCCGCCGCCACCGCGTTGGCGACGTCAACCTCCCACGCCTTTATGGCGCGCTTGACCCTGGCCGCGCAGACGAGGCAGCCATCACGGAGCAGGCGGTCACTGAGGACCGGCCCGAGCAGGTCGGCCAGGTGCAGGGCGACCGACTGGCCGATCAGCCCTATGCCGCCCGTGCCCCCGGCAGGCGGCGGCAGGCTGGCCATCGGCGGCTTGCTGCCTGGTGCCCTCAGCGCGCCGCTGGGCGGCTCGAATCCCTCGGGCAGCACCGGGATGCGCGAACGGCGGGCATGGTTGGTCACATGGCTCCCCTTGTCAGGTACCTACACAGATCAGCTACCGCAAGTATGCACCAGGCCAGGATCCTTGTAGGAGTCCGACAAGCTCAGAGCCTGCCCGACTTCAGCGCATCCCAGTACGACCCCTGACCGTCACGCGGCATGTAGAACGCCAGCAGCAGCGCGTCAGCATCATCAGGCGACTTGCCGCCCGTCCGCTCCCTGATCTTGTCCTTCGGCTCGATGAAGATCCTGCCCTTGGCGTCCTGATCCCAGCGGGGCAGCAGCAGCTCCGTGTGTACCGTCTCCCGGTCGGCAGCCTGCGACAGGTCCCACAGGCCCTGCTGCGATGCCTCACGGCCGACTACCCACCAGATCTCGGCCCGCAGGTTCAGGTACGTCATGGGGTCACTGCTGGCGCCGCCGACCATGACCGAGTTGACCTGGACGTCCCAGCCGATGTCACCGCGGCGGATCCGGTGGCGGAGGTCACCGACGAGGCCGTGGCCGACGCCGTTGCCGTCGACGTTCACCATCGTCGCGCCGGTCTCGCGGATCGCCTGCATGACGAGGTCAGCGTTCCGCTCCGGGTCAGAGCCGCGGTACGCCCAGCGTCGCCCGGCCCGGATGCCGCGGCGCTCGCGGACGACGGTCTGGTCGGAGCCGCCGCCGACGTCGACGCCCAGGACCACCGGCACCAGCTCCGGCGCGGCGCGCGGGATGGCCATGAAGCACGATGCGAGCGCCGCCGCCGGGATGACCTGGCTGGGATGATCCGACGGGAACTCGGCCAGCACCTTGGACAGGTACCGGCGGTCATCAGTGCCCCAGTCGAGCCGCCTGGCCTCCACCCACGCCCGTGACGTGAGGACGGCGAGCAGCTCCCCCGGCAGCGACTCACCCTCGACGGTGAAGTTCGGCGACCCGAACGCGGACATCTTGAAGTGCGTCCACAGCTCGTGGTCGCAGATCTGCGCGAACCGCGAGCCCGCATGGTCGGGGTTGCCCGTCCCGAGGATCCGGCAGTCATCCCCGGTCGTGATGTTCTCCGCGGCATCCCACAGCCACGTGTCCAGGCCGCCCGCATCATCCAGCACGACCAGCAGGTAGCGGCGGTGGAAGCCCTGCCCGGTGTCCGGGTCATCATCAGCGCCGTCAGCCTTGTCCGCGGGCTTCCGCCCAGATGCGACGAGGACGCCGTTGATGCGCCACTTGTTGTCCAGCCCGATCTTGCCCGGCAGCCGGAGCCGACGGTGAAGCTTGCGGATCTCCTCCCACAGGATGCCCGACACCTGATCACCACCGGGTGCGGTGGTCCACACGTACACCTCATCGACGGGATGGGTGCAGACCCACCAGCAGACGATGACAGCGGACAGGAACGACTTGCCGATCCCGGCGGCGGACCGGACGACGGTCCGCTTGTTGAGGGCGACGGAGACCGCGACGGCGATCTGGAGCGACCACAGGATGATGCCGTGAGCGCTAGCCCAGCCGCGGGGGTCCTTCGGGATCAGCGCGGTCCTCGCCTGCCGCTGGGCCTCCAGGAGCATCTCCTGCTCGGTCTTGCTCCAGGCCTGCCACCCAGGCGGCAAGCTCGGCGGCATAGGCCTCGATCTCGGCGCGGCGGGCATCGTCTACCTCCACCTTCGCCGGGGCGTCGTAGCCGCGGAGCCGGGCGCGGCGGGCCGCGATCCGCTCGAGCCGGTCGACGGCCTGGAGGACGGGGGCATCATCGGCGAGGGGCTTGCCGTCGGCGTCGCAGACGACGCGGCCCTGCTGGACGATGATGTGGGGGGAGCGCAGGACCCGCCAGCATTCCCGCTCGAGCGCGTCGAGCTTGGCTACCTCGATGGTGATGGCGATGTCCCGCTGGGCGTCGAGGGCGGTGCTCCGGGCTTCGACGGTGCGCTGGTAGTCCTTTTCGGCGACGGCCTCGCTGATGCCGAGCTCCGCGGCGATCTCAGCGTAGGTGCGCTGCTCGATGCGCATGGCCAGGACCCGCGTGCGCCGTTCGGCGATTGCTGCTCGCTCGGCGTTCCGGGGCCTGGCCATGGTTCAGACGTTTCTCGTGGGCAGACGTTCAGGCCTGGCCGGCGATCTGCGGGCCGGTGGTGACGGGCGGCGGGCCGGGTACTTCGGTGGCCTGCGCGCTGGTGGTGGCCTGGCCGAGGGTCATCTTGAGGACGCCGATGGCGGTGGCGAGGATCTCGGGGGCGACGGAGACGTGGGTGAGGGCGTCGAGGAGGTCGAATGCCTGGGCGGTGTCGGGGTTGGCCTGGATGCGCTCGAGGGCGTCGAGGGCGGTGCGGTCGACGGTTTCGAACTTGGCGGCGAGGGCCTTGGCGTCGGCTTCGAGTTCGGCGAGCAGGGACATGTGATCCTCCGGGGTGTTGGTTGTGATTGTAGGTGCTGCCGCCGCGGTTTCAGCGGACGTGTGGTGGTGGAACAGGTGGGGGTGGGTGAGGCGGCGCATGTCGGCCGCGACTTCCTCGAAGATGCGCTCCATCAGAACGCCTCGCCGTCCCGCTCGACGGGATAGGGCGTGCCGTCTGGCGTGGCCGCGACACGGTCGCCGCCGTCGCTGTGCCAGGGGTCAGCGTCGTCCTCGTCGTCGTCGCTGGCGGCGGTGATGGCGAGCGTTTCCAGGCAGTCGCCTCGCTGGTAATGGGCGGCGAATAGCTCGTCGCGCTGGACGTGGCCGTGCTTGATGTAGACGCC